GTTTGGTGGTCGTGTGTATGTGAAGTCAGAAGTTTCCTTATCTTGAAACTCCGAAGGTGAGAACTGGGTTGTTACCGCATATGCTCGTGAAGAGGATGTCAAGAAAGGTATGGACGCCTCTCAGGTGACTGGTGCTTCGTCATCGTATGCACGCAAGTATGCCCTCAATGGTATGTTCCTGATCGACGACACCAAGGACAGCGATGCCACCAACACCCACGGCCAAGAGCCAGCTCAGTCACATGGACGTGTTCCAGTAGGTGGGGCAGCGGCACGTGACGCTATCGCAGAGGAAGAGGCCGCGCAAGACAAAGAGGTGTCCATCATGGACAAGGCTGTAGCCTTCATGAAGACCACCCGCAATCGTCAGCAGGGGTATGAGTCAGTCATGAGGCATTACGGCGATCAGCTGTCCGATGGACAGAAGGAGGCCCTCAAGAAGTTCATTCGATGAACATCTCAGATAAACTGATGGAGAGATACGGCAAGCCACACTTGTCGTACTCTTCTATCAAGAAGGCTCTGTCAGACATGGCCTTGTTCGACCTGTACATGAAGGGTGCTATCGAGTACAAGTCAGATGCGCTGGAGTTTGGTACGATGTACGACATGCTCCTTTTTGAACGTGACAAGGCCTTGAAAACCTATATGGTTGTTGATCACGACCTTATCATGGAGCGATGCTCCCCGACTACTCAGTCCACCAAGTCACCTAAGGCGACGAAGGAGTACAAGGAGGTAAGGGATGCGATCGAGATTGAACTCGCTGAGAAAGGAAAGGTTGCCTGCACCAAGGAGGATTGGAAGATGGCCAACGAGATGATCGACAGATTGGTCAACTCAGGGGTGTATCAGAAGTTCCTGTCTGGAAGACATCAGGTGGAGGTGTATCAAGAGATCAACGGCGTGACCGTTAAGGGATACATCGACTGCCTTGGTGAGGGGTTTATCTCGGACAGCAAGTCAAGCAGGAGTATTGACGGATTCAAGTATGACGTCTCGAAGATGTGCTACGATGTTCAAGCATACATATACTGTAAGGCTATGGGTATCAAGACGTTCTACTGGGTCGTTCAGGAGAAAACATACCCGTTCCTACCTGCGGTTGTGAAGTGTACAGACCAGACATTGTTCGCTGGTGAGATGAAATTCTTGGAAGCCGTGTCAAGAATCACTAAGTTTGTCAACGGCACATCAGATCCCATGGAGGACTACATTACATTTGAAGTATAACCATCAATTTAATTGACATGATGAAAAACAAAGAAAACCAACAGGTTTACAACTCCGACTTTATCGGATACGTAGAAGACCCTCAGTTGAACGATTCAGGAGAGATGTACTCTCTTCGGATCCGATTCAAAGACCACGAGATCCAAGACATCCTTAACCGATATGTCACGCCGCGTGACGAGGAGTCTGGTAAGGGTGGTAATGTGTACATCAGCGTGAAGAAGAACGCCAAGGGTAAGTGGTACTGCACGGTATATAACCCGAAGGCTAAGGCGTCAAGCCCTCCTGCCACCGACACCTCTCGTGCAGCCAAGCCAGCATCTAAGCCTGCCCAGGTTGATACTGAAGAAGACCTACCTTTCTAAGGTATTCTGTCTCTACGCCGTATTAGAGTGGGGGTTGAAGGAATACGATATCCTTTGCCCCCATTCTTTTCGGGGTGTAGGCAAGAACGGCATGGTAAGCTTTATGGTTACATGCCAGAATCACGAGGACTTCAAGGTCACTATACCAGAGTTCGATCAGGACTTCCTGATAATATGGATCCTGAATAAAAGCGGCGACAACTGCGTTGTTGTTGACAGGAAAGATTGTATCTCAGGAGAGATAAGTTTCAAGGACTTGGCACCAATAATAAAAGTTAAATTCCGTGCAGAACCCCCCGTCTGAGATATGGTATTTGGAGATCAAAGTCGAATACCTGAATGGTAAATCATGGGTACCTAAAGAGGTATACTGCCTAACGAACTCAGAGATACCTCAGAGTATCCTTAAGGATCAGATAGCACTTGAATCAATTTACAAACAATGTTACAGGACGAAAACGAAATCAGAGAAACAAATACGCCTGAAGGGACTGATAAAGAAGGTTCTTCTAAGCCGTACAACATGATCAACAGCCCATCCCACTACAACGATTTCTCTATCGAAACGTGGGACATGATGCTGCGTATATGGGGTGATGAGGCATTCATAACGTTCTGCGAGATCAACGCTTTCAAGTACAAGATGCGTGCAGGATCTAAGCCTCATGAGTCCGCAGATCAGGATCTGAAGAAGGCCAACTGGTACCTAAACAAGGCAAGGGAATTAAAAGATAAATCACCGAAATGGTAACAATCTTCAAGGACTTATATCAGAAAGACAGTCCCCATCACATTGACGTTAAGACTGCGATCAAGCGCATCAAGACAGGGGCGTCTAAGGACAGAGTACAAGCCGTAAGGGCAGGCGACTCAAACGCAAAACTTAAATTACCAGCAATACTTTTCAGCGGTGTATTCTCTACTCGGAGTGATGCTGCTCTTCTTGAGCACAGTGGTCTTATCGTTCTTGACTTTGATAATGTCGATGTTCACGATTCTAAGGGAATCATTGGCACTGATCCTTACGTGTTCGCTTGCTGGATTTCGCCTAGCGGCAAAGGGATTAAGGCGCTAATCAAGATAACCAACCCAGAGAAGCATAGAGACCATTTCAGAGCCATCTCAGCGTACTTCGACAAGAACTACGGGTTGAGGGCCGACGAGACTGGGATCAACGAATCAAGGGCTTGTTTTGAGTCTTACGACGAAGACATCGTATTCAACGAGGACAGCCAGCCGTTCGGCGGATTCTTAACTGAGAAGCAGTTAGATCAGCAGGTAGTCGTTAACAAGAACGAAGGATATACAGATTACATAAAGTTAAACCTGGCTGCCATGATGATTCGTCAGGCACCAGATGGTGAGAAGCACGCAACGCTTCTTCGTGCAGCCCGCCTGTGCGGTGGTTACATCGCGTCAGGTAGGATGGAGGAAGAAGAGGTGGTCAGGATCTTGGTGAGGGAGATAGAGAAGAAGGACGTTGACTCTATTACCCATGCCATCAACACCATACGTGACGGCATCGAGGACGGTAAGAAGACACCCATATCAGACATCATCAGCGACGAGAAGGCCATCAAGCGTCAGATGAGGATCAACGATGGGGACATGTCATTCATCTCCTCAGACGACATGGACTACAAGTTGATCTCCGACTTCGCAGAAGGTAACATCCAGCTTGGGCTTGATACTGGTGACGACAAGTTCGACAGGTACTTCAGGTACAAGAGAGAGTTTGTGATCATCAATGGGCACAGCAACGTAGGCAAGACCACCATGGCGTTATACATGATGGTTAATGCTTCCGTAAGACATGGTTGGAAGTGGTTCGTGTACTCTTCCGAGAACACCACATGGAGCGTCAAGATGACGATCATGGAGTTTGCTACGAACATGAGGATAAATGAAATGAATTACGATCAGAGGAAGGTGGCCTACAAGTGGGTCAACGACCACTTCGTAGTCATAAACAACACTCAGGTGTACAGCTACTCCGATCTGATCCTGTTCATGGAGAAGACGATGAATCACAGGAAGCTTGACGCAGCGTTCATAGACCCATACAACAGCCTAAGGATAGACCTGAAGGCCAACGGTATTGGTGTGCATGACTACCACTATGAGGCGGCATCTGAGTTCCTTACGTTCAGCAAGGCGAATGATGTAGCTGTTTGGTTGAACATGCACGCAGTTACCGAGGCTCAGCGAAGGAAGGGTGATGATGGATTGCCTGTAGCCCCTTTTGCAGAGGACACCGAGGGCGGAGGTAAGTTCGTAAACAGGTCAGATTGCTTCATAACCATCCACAGAAAGATTCAGTCCCCCGATCCCAACGGGAGAAAAACAACAGAAATCCACGTAAGGAAGGTGAGGGAGGTGAAGACTGGCGGATCACCTACACCTATCGATGACCCGTTCATGCTGGTTATAAATTCCTCATACACAGCATTTAGGTCTGTAGAAACCTCGAAAGAGTTGTTCAATCCGATTACTAAAACTTTTGAGGTCTACGAAGATTTTAACAAAATGAAACCGAACGACATGTTTTTACATAATTGACATAACTTAGGGGTATGCGTAGAAGAAGAACTGGAACGCAACCAAGAAAGACCCCTAGAAAAAGAGTTTTAGGTAGGTACAAGTCATCTCTTGAGAAGTATTGCGCTGACATGCTTGTGATGAACAACATATCATTCATGTACGAAGAGATAGACTACACGTTGCAAGATTCATTTGTGTACAACGGGGTGTACATGAAGATGACAAAACAGAGCAAAGATCTTTCCGACAGAACAAATAAAGTCGTATTAAGGATAGGATACACGCCAGACTTTGTTGGAAAAGATCACAATTTTATCATAGAAACGAAGGGATTTACACCAAGTCAGCATACCTTTCCGCTCAGATGGAAAATGTTCTTGAAGATGTTGCACGAAAAGGGTGGCCAAATGCCAGCCCTATTTATGCCAAAGAACAAGCAACAGGTAGACGAGACTATTGAAGAAATCTTAAGACTGATAAAAGATGGAAAGATCTGAGTTATCCAGAATGTATTTTGTTGCATGCAATAGAATATCGCAAGCCAGTACAGAGTTGTACGAAAGAATTCATACCAACGGAGGAAAGGCCGTAGATGAAATTGAGAGCGTCCTGTCTGAAGTAAAGAAGTTTCAGAGGCAAGTGATCGAAGAGGTCGATCTCATCAGGCAGGCCGTAAAAGAATACAACAAGTAATGGCCGTAAGCAAAAGCAGGTATGCTTATTCGATGGCCAAAAAAGCTAACTCGGAATACAGATTCGAGTGCAGCGCAA